ATGCACAGTATGTTAAAAAAAGATTTTTGGTACGATTTACCCAAAGAGCTCATTGCGCAGGAACCTGCAAGCCCCCGCGACTCTGCACGCCTGATGGTCCTGAGCCAGAAGGATGATAGCATCCAGCACAAGATCTTCCGGGATCTGCCGGATTTTCTGGAGCCCGGCGACCTGCTGGTGGTGAACAACTCCAAGGTGCTGCCTGCCCGCATCGTGGGCATCAAGCAGCCCACCGGTGCGGTCTGCGAGCTGCTGCTGCTCCGTCAGGTCAAGGGCGACCAGTGGGAATGCCTGGCAAAGCCCGGCAAGCGGATGCAGGTCGGCACCAAGGTCAGCTTCGGTGACGGCAGCCTGACCGCTGTGGTGGACGAGACGCTGGAGGACGGCAACAAGTACGTTACATTCTATTACGACACCGAGACTCTTTATGAAAAGCTGGATGAGTTCGGCAAGATGCCGCTGCCGCCCTACATCACCAAGCAGCTGGAGGATCAGAGCCAGTATCAGACCGTGTATGCCAAGGAGCTGGGCAGCGCGGCCGCACCCACGGCCGGCCTGCACTTCACCCCGGAGCTGATGGACACTATCCGCGCCAAGGGTGTCGGCATTGCCGAGGTGACACTGCACGTTGGTCTGGGCACCTTCCGCCCCGTGCAGGAGGATGAGATCACCGACCACAAGATGCACAGCGAGTGGTATTCCATCAGCGAGGAGACCGCCCAGCGCATCCGCGACACCAAGGCTGCCGGTCACCGTGTGATCGCCGTGGGCACCACCAGCTGCCGCACCTTGGAAGCCGTGGCGGCCAAGTATGGCGAGATCCGCGCCTGCAGCGGCAATACCTCCATTTTCCTGTACCCGGGCGTCAAGTTCAACTGCATCGACGGCCTGGTCACCAACTTCCACCTGCCGGAGAGCACCTTGATCATGCTCATTGCCGCACTGTATGGCTACGACAAGACCATGCATGCCTACAAGGTGGCCGTGGAAGAGAAATACCGCTTCTTCAGTTTCGGTGATGCGATGTTTATACGAGGCGGGAACGACCCGGAAGATAAAAAGTAACGAAAAAGTCCAGAAGCCATGCGGGTTTCTGGACTTTTTTCTTATTCGGCGGTTTTGTACGAAAATCGTAGTTCAATGCCGTTTTTGAGCAAAATTGAGGTGGTAAGGCCGTCTTTTATACAAAAGTTTGAGACCGTTTCGTTGAGGAAATCCTTGACGATTTTGGGGTCGATTTTGCGGATGAAACGCTCGTAGTTCACATAGCGCTTGTCCAAGAGCTGCTGGGTCAGGATGAACTGGCTGGCCTTCTGCATGAATGCCTCATCGGAAAGCGACAGGTCGAAGGCATTGGCGATGTCCAGCTCATTGATGCGGGAGTCTACCTCGCTGAGAGCTTTGGTGATTCGCTCACGCTCGATGTTGAAGTCTTTGCTTGCCATCTCATCATCTCCGTAGAGATAGATGGTCTTCAGGCGGTTGAGGGCGCGCTCAAGCCGACGCTTCTCGGAGAGCAGCAGATCGCGTTCGCTCAAGTCCGCGCTGGACTCCGTGGCCGCGATGGTAGGAGATTCAAAGCACTTCTCGTCAAAGCCGCTGCGCAGGTGGTTGTATAGTTCTTCGAGGCCCGGACGCTCGATGTGGTCAACATGGGAAAGCGCTTCGCCACGCAGCAGCTTCTTCTCCAATGTTTCGATGGATGTCGTTCTGCCGAAGGAGTTGGATGCTTTTATCAGGTTGGCGAAGAAGTTCAGTACGAATGGGCCGAGGGTCACATCGGAGACGTACTTGTTGGTGCAGTCCTCGGATTTGCGTCGCCGGGAGCAGATGTACATAGATGGTCTCCAGCCGTCTGCCCGGACCTTATCGGTGGTTGCAGCCATCGTGGAGCCGCAGCAGCCGCAGGTGAGCAGCCCGGCGAAGACGTGGACGTTTTTTCGCTGATAGGTGGCATTCTTGTTGTAGTGCTTGCTTTCCAGAATGACACCGACAGCAGCCTGCCGTTCAGGGGACACAATGGCCGGGTGGTGGTTCTCGACCAATACCCATTCGTCCTTGCCCTTTTCGCGGAAACGCTTTGCGTTGGACTCGTCGCGGTAATTGTACCGATACGTTCCAGAGTAGAATGGACTAGAAAGAATCGTGTGGACGGTGGTCGGACTCCAGTCGCTTCCAGCGCGGGATTTCAGGCCACGCTCATTCATAATCCGAGCAACCCGGACAATGGACTTTTCGGACTCGTACAGGGAGTAGATCAGACGGACGATTTTGGCCTCGTCCTCGGCGATGGAGAAGGTCTTGCTCTCTTTGTCGTAGGAGTACCCGTAGGGAACCTTGCCGCCGTTCCAGATGCCATCATTGGCGCGGGACACGAAGACGGCGCTGACTCGCTCAGAGGTTGTTTTGCGCTCCAGTTCCGCAAAGATCAGGATGATTTTGAGCATGGCTTCGCCCATCGCGGAGCTGGTATCGAATTGTTCGTTCTTCGACACGAAGACCACGCCAAGCTCTTTCAGCTCGGCGTACATGACGGAAAAGTCCAGAAGGTTACGGCTGATACGGTCGATTTTCCAGACCAGCAGGTGAGAGAACTCGCCGGTCCTCATTCGGGCCATCATCTGCTGATAGTCTGGACGGTCGGTATTTTTGGCAGAGTAGCCTGCATCCTCGAAAATCACATAGTCCGAGATGCCGAGGGCATATTTTGCATAGTTGATGAGTTCTTCTCTCTGGACGGGCAGGCTAGCCCGGTCAACCTGATACTGCGTTGAGACTCGAACGTATATGGCGGCTTTCTTTTCCTCAAAGCGTTGCGCCGCCTTCTTCGTCACATAGCCCATTGCGAAACCTCCAGAAGATAATGATAGCTGAAGAAAAAGCAGCTCCGTGCGTAGTGCGGGGCTGCTTTTCTGTTATGCACAAAAAGGAATGATAGAAACTATGCAAAATGTCGGGGGGGGGGTACACATTCAGGGAATCGACAACGGCATCACGGATGCTGCCATAGTCTGCAAGGTATGGGTCCAGCTTTTGCAGCATAGTAAGCGAGATGGTCTTCTGAGGGCCGCACTGCTCGTCCAGAATATGAGTCGGCACGATGTAGAAGTCCCATCCATCCAACACCAACGGGTTGGCCCGTTCCCGCACGGTCTCCGTATAGAGGCAGAACACATACACGTCAGATTGCCGCTTAACCTCCTCGGCATAGCCACTGATGGAGTCCCAAGCTCTCGTTGGCCGGATGCTGAACTGGATGCTGGATAGTCTTCCATCGCCCTGCCGCCATGCCTGAAGATATGCGCAACTCTTGACCTCGATGCGCACTTTATCGCGGGACTCGCCATTACATACCCAGTTGTAGGGGAAAGAGATGTCGTAGGGAGTCCAGTCATCGTTGGTCCCGCTCAGATCAACGCCCAGCGCGGCCGATACGATGAACTCGCAGTAGGAGCCCCGCAGGGTGTTGTTGAGCAGGTCTGAGGCGTTCCAACGCCAGTAGTCGCTCAAGGATTTACCAATGGGCATATCATCGAAGACGATAAGCTCGTCCCCGGTACATTGCTTCGTCATGATTTTCACCTCCTCGAAAAGTCAACCCGTATCAGCCTACGTCGGCTTTTTCCTCATGTTGCATGGACGTTATGATGACCCGCTGCTCTGGGGTCATATAGCGGTCGAGCAGCGACCACAAAACCTGCCGGTCTGCGATGGACGCCTTCTCGTAGCAGGCGACTAAGATGTTGACATCGGGCGGCGTACGGCTTGCGGCGGGCAGATCGGCACCGACCAAAACGTCCAGCGTCACGCCCAGCACAGAGGCCAGCTCCACAGCGGTCTCGATGTTCGGCGTTCTATCGCCGGAAACATAACGTGAGATGGTAGTCTCCGTCGTGTTGATACGTTCTGCGACAGCACGCTGCGTGAGGCCGCGCTTGTCGATGAGTTCTTTGAACTGTTTGGCGAACATGGCTTTGCTGTACATAGTGATACCTCCCAATGTAGCTTACTTACCAAGTTTATAACATACTTGTCAAAGAGTAAACAAAACTTACCAAAATTATCATTTTAAGATTGACATATACCATATTGGTAAGCTATAATGAAGACACGGAAAGGGGGTGAGCGGATGAATAGCTCCAAGCTCAAGGGCATCCGGGTCGAGAAGGGAAAGACCCAGAAGAACATGGCCGAATTGATCGGCAAATCGCTTGTTACCTACTCCAAGAAGGAGCGCGGAGAAGTCGAGTTCTCCAATGAGGAAATGAGCATTGTCGCCAAGGCGCTTGACCTGACCAGCGATCAGGTCAACGCTATTTTTTTCGACGATAACTTACCGAAAGGGTAAGTATGCGCATAGCGGTTTGCTGATGTCTAAAGTATAACGCATCAAGGGGGCAAAGAAAATGGGACGCGATGCCGCAAAAGCCTGTGAAAACCAGTGCTTCCGGTGTAGGAAAGAGGCCGCAAAGCACAACGATAAGCTCGGTAGCCGTGAAGGCGCTGCGGAACTGCTCGGAATCTCGGTCTCGAGCCTTGCGGATTACGAGCTGGGCAATACGAAGGTCATCCCGGTGGATAAGGTGGTGCTGATGGCAGACATCTACAATGCACCGGAGCTGATGGCGTGGTATTGTTCGTCGGAATGCCTTATCGGAAAGAGCCTCGAAATGCCGTCCCCTGAAATTGCCTCGGTAGAGCGTACGACTATGAAGCTGCTGAAGCAGCTCCGGCAGGGTGACATCGAGCAGGTCAAGGAAAAGCTCATCGACATCACGGCAGATGGCATCATCTCCAAGGATGAGTGGGCAGACCTGACCGAAATCCTCGACTACCTCGACGGACTGATTCGGGCGGCGCGGGAATTGAAGCTCATTGGCTCCAAGCTCCTGAACGGAGGCGCAGACGATGGCTGACATCCAAACGCTGAAGAAGCTGCTGGCAGAAGAATATGGCATCACAACCGCAAGAGAACTCGACGAAGCCATGAAGAAAATCGGCAGATTGAATATCGGCGTGTTTGCATCGCCGGTAAGAAAGGATGGAACGAAACATGAAAAAGTACGCAGTATTGCACGAGCCGGGTGACATCGTTACGCTGGCCGGAACCAGATTTGTGGTGCTGGATGTTGAGCGTCGTGGTAGCCTGCCGGACAGCCTGTTCCTGCTGGCGCTGGAATCGGTTGGTGCTTCTGAATTTGGCAGCTCCAACAACTACGCAGAGAGCGACCTGAAGAAGGCCGTGGATAAGTGGTTGGAGGACATGGGCAAGAGGGGTCTCGACAACGCCAAGCTCATCCCCCGCGAGATCGACCTGACCACGCTGGACGGTTCCGGCTGCTATGGGAAGCTGTCGGTGAAGGCTGCGCCGCTTACACTGGATGAAGCTCGCGAGTACGCTGACATCATCCCCAATGCGGAGCGGTGGTGCTGGCTGGCGACCGGTTGGAGCGGTCCCAGCAAGTCGGACGGTGACCGCGCCCTGTACGTCGACTCCAATGGCGACTGGCTCGGCGACTACTGCTCCGACTCGTGCGGCATCCGCCCCGCTTTGAAGGCCCCCTCTATCCTCTTTGAGGACTCTGAGGCCGGTCTGGACTTGAGCAAGATTCCAACCGATGATCTGCTTCAGGAAATCCACCGCAGACTCGCGGAAAAGGCATGAGTGCCGATAAGCTGGCAGAAGCACGGCAGGCGGCGGAAACAGCGCTGGGATTCAAAATCCCGGATGTGGTAGCCACCAGCGTTCTCTGGTATGCCCGGCGCAAATGTGAGCTGGCAGAGCAGCCGGAGAGCTACCTTCCACTTCTGTACGAAACCGAGCTGACCGACTACTATATGCGGTTGGCAATCAACCTGAAGGGAGAAAAGCAACGTGAGCAACGAATGCGTGAAGCCCGAAATTCCGCAGTTCCCGGAATTGACATTTGAGGAAGAACGGCATCTCTACTACCTGAACGGGCTGGAAGTACCCAGCGTGACCACCCTGATGAAGCCGCTGTCCAGTGACTTCTACAGCACGGTGGACCCGGAGGTTCTGAACAAGGCCGCAAAGCGCGGCACGGCTATCCACAATGCGGTGGAGAACTACGCCAAGTTCGGCATTGAGGACATTCCGCCGGTGTATGCCGGGTATTTTGCCGGCTTCCGGGAGTGGTGGGATAGCCGCAAGCCGGAAGTTCTGGCGACCGAAACCAAGGTCTACCACAAAATCCTGCGGTATGCAGGCACGGTCGATCTGCTGTGCATCATCGACGGCAGGGTGACGCTGGTGGACTACAAGACATCGGCACAGGTGAACAGCAAGCTCTGCGCTGTGCAGCTTGAAGCCTATGACAGGGCATGGGAGAGCCACGACATCAAGGTCGATGACCGGCTGATTCTCCACCTGTCCAAGAAGGGCTATCAGGAAGTGCGCTTTCCCCGGAGTGGGAAGTGCTGGTCGGTGTTCTCGTCCTTGATGACAATTAAGAACTACATGAACGAGTGATTTTTAGGAGGTTCGACAGATGGAAAAAGAAACTATGGTGGCAACCGTTCCGCAGGCCGAAATCGTTGATGAGCAGCAGCTCTCCCGCGATGTGACCGACATCGAGTTTCAGGCGGAGTCGCTGGTTATCCAGACCGATGAAGATTACGCCTTTGCCGGTGAGTTCGGCAAGATGCTGAAGAAAAAGGCGTCGCAGGTCACGACGTTCTTCAAGCCCATGAAAGACAGCGCCTATCAGGCCCACAAAGCGGTTTGCGACCGGGAAAAGGCCATGCTGACCCCGCTGCGCAACGCCGAGAAGACGGTCAAACAGGTGATGAGCGCCTACATTGCAGAGCAGGAACGTAAGCGCCGGGAAGCTGAAGAAGCTGCTCGACGGGCAGCGGAAGCTGAACGGGAGCGCAAGATTCAGGAAGCGGCTACGCTGGAAGCCGCCGGTGATGCAGATGGAGCGGAGGCCGCCTTTGAGGAAGCAGCCATCATGGATGATGCTGCAAGCTATGCGGTAGTACCCGCCACGGTCACCCCGAAGGTCTCCGGCGTCAGCACCTCGAAAGACTGGGAAATCGTCGAGATCGACCCCAAGGCGGTCCCGCTGGCGGTGGCGGGCATTGAGCTCCGCCCGGTCGATCAGGCCGCTGTTATGCGCCTCATCCGTGCCTCGAAGGGCCAGATCGAAATTCCCGGCATCACCTACCGTCAGGTCGCAAAAATGAGCTTCAGGGGGTAAAAGAATATGTCTACTGCTATGAGCAAAGCTGAGAGCAACGCTCTCGTTGTCAGCTACGATGTTCTTGGCACGCACGTTGAGCTGGATTTGGATTTCGTGAAGAAGTACCTCGTTCGCGGCAAGGCAGAACTGGTAAGCAATCAGGAACTCGTGTTCTTTATGAACACATGCCGCCAGCAGAAGCTCAACCCGCTGGTTCAGGGCGAGGTCTACCTCATCAAGTACAGCAAAGATGACCCGGCGCAGATGGTCGTTGGCAAGGATGCCTACCTCCGCAGAGCATTTGACCACCCGGACTACCTGTTCAAGAACGACGGCATCACGGTACAGCGTGGGAACGAGATTATCCAGAAAGAGGGATGCTGCCTCTATCCGGGTGAAACTCTGGTTGGCGGCTGGTGCCGCGTTACCTTCATGCGGAACGGCAAGGAACGCACTGCATTCAAGGAAGTTGCCTTTGCCGAGTACAACAAGGGGCAGGCAAACTGGAAATCCAAGCCTGGCACCATGATCAACAAGGTCGCTGTCAGCCAGTGCGTGAGAGATGCCTTCCCGAAGGACTATGAGGGCATGTACTCCGAGGATGAGATGATCGCATCCGGCGCTATCCCGGCGGAATACAGGGAGCTGGATGACCCGAAGCCGGAAGAACAGCCGGCCGAGGAAGAAGACCCGGTCATCTCGCAGGAGCAGCGCCAGCAGCTTTTCAAGGCGGCGCAGGCAAACTTCGGCAAGGACAAAGGCAACGCCGTGGTCAAGTCCATCATCGAGGAGATGGGGCTGACCTCTACGACCGGCATGAAGATGTCCACCTACAACAAGGTGGTCGAGCGGCTGGTCGAGATCTGCACGGCCCACAAGGCGGAGCTGGAAGCTGAGGAAGCCACCAAAAATGACGGTGCAGCCGAAGAATAAAGCCACCGGCGGAAAAGGAAGGTGAGGGGATGCCGTGGATAAGCGTACATCAGGAGGTGGACGGTACGAAGCTCCGTAGATTATACCGTGCCATCGGGTGTTCCAAGTTTGAAGCCCTCGGCATCCTGAACTTCCTGTGGTTCTGGGGCATGAAGAACGCCGATGAGACCGGGCTGGTCAAGGATGCAGACCTCGAAGTCCTGAGCCGATACCTGTACGGCTGCGGCGAGGACTGCCAGCTCGACATGGGCAAAGTGGTTCAGGCCCTTGTGGACACCGGCTGGATTGATGTGGCGGCCGACGGCTTTTACATCCACGACTGGGACACATGGCAGGAGCAGTGGTATAAGCTCCAGAAAAACCGCAGGCTGGATGCTGAACGAAAGCGGAAAGCCCGCCAGATGGAGCGTGAGACCGCAAAGCCTGCGCCGAAGACCCCGGAGTCGGAACCTCCTGTGAAATCAGAAGTCAAGCCGCCTGCAAAGCCGAAACCCGATAAAAAATCCTATGCGGAGTTCGTGAAGATGAGCGAAGCAAACTACGACAGGCTCGTGAAACTGTACGGCAAAGCCTTTGCGGATGCCTGCATTGTGGAGCTTGACAACTACAAGGGCGCACGGGGAAAGACCTACAAGGACGACTACCGCGCCATCCTCTGCTGGGTCGTAGACCGGGTCAAAGAAAAGAAACCGGGCCTGCTTCAGCAAAGCGTTAGCGAGGCAGCACCGGCTAAGGATAATCCGTTCAGAGAGTGGGGTGAGCAGAATGGGTGAATTTGACGGCCTGCTGCAAGGTGCTGTTCGTCAGGCGCAGGCGGCAAATCAGCCGGAGAACGGTGATTACTACGACGATGAAGGGTTCCTCGTCTGCGGGAACTGCCATACCCGTCGGCAGGTAGAGGTCAATATGCCCGACCTGAAAGCCGTTCCGTTCGACCCTAAGAAGAAAGTCCGGGTCAAAATGCCGGTATCCTGCCGCTGCCGGGCAGAACGGCGGAAGCAGGAAGAGCAGATGCTCATGCAGGACCGGGAAATGCGGGCAGCACAAACGCTTCAGCGGCAAAGCCTCATGGACGAACGCCTGCGGGACATTAGCTTTGACGGATTCCAGCAGACTAAGGATAACGCCTACAACCTGAAGCTCTGCCTGCGGTATGCGAAGCACTTCGATGAAATGCTGGCAAAGAATCAGGGGCTTTTGTTCTACGGCGGGGTCGGGACCGGGAAGACATTCGCAGCGGCCTGCATTGCAAACCATCTCCTGAGCCTGCGAGTCCCGGTGGTGATGACCTCGTTTGTGAAGCTGCTGGAAACCATGCAGGGCTTCAGTGAGGATGACAGCACCCTGATTGCCCGGCTGAACAGGGCAAAGCTGCTCATCATTGATGATCTCGGCGCTGAACGCAGTACAGACTTTGCGCTGGAAAAGGTCTACGACATTGTGGACAGCCGGTACAGAGCCAAACTCCCCATCATCCTCACCACGAACCTGAGCATGACCGAAATGAAAGAATCTGCGGACATCCGCTACACCCGCATCTATGACCGTATCTTTGAAATGTGCTACCCGATGCAGTTCACAGGTCGGTCGTGGAGAAAGGCGGAAGCGGCCCGCAGATTTGACGAGATGAAGAACTTTTTGGAGGGCAACGATGGATAAAGTTATCATCGCAAGCGTTGAGGACCGGCTTACGGTAGCTGCCATCCTCGTAAAGAACGACTACACCGTCCGGCAGGGCAAGCAGCTCCGGCAGGGCAAGAAAAGCTACGAATACTATCTGGAGTACGCTCCGAACGACAAGCCGAAGCAGGCGGCAGGGGAATGAGGACGCAATTCTGCATCTATGGGGAGCCGCGAGGTAAGGAACGCCCGAAATTCTCAACCGTATGCGGCCATGTGACAGCCCGAACCCCGGAAAACACGGTTCTGTACGAAAACCTTGTAAAGACCGAGTACAGAATCCAATCCGGGGTTCGGTTTGCTGATGACGCCATGTTGAGCGTGAGGATTTTTGCGTTCCTCTCCGTCCCGAGGTCGGCCAGCCAGAAAAAACACCTTGCCATGATCGACCGCCTGATACGCCCGACACGAAAGCCTGATTTCGACAACATCGGCAAAATCATCTGCGATGCCCTGAACGGCATTGCCTACCGCGATGATGCCCAGATCGTAGACGCACTGGTTCGGAAGTTCTACTCAGACATCCCGCGTGTTATCGTTGAAATCTCAGATATACCGTATGAACAGTAAAGGAGAATGACTATGAGCGACAAAACGTATGTGCTGTCCCTGAGCGCGGACACCTTCAACGCCTTCAAGATGGACTTCGACAGCGCCCTCCAGCGCTTGCTTCAGAAGATGGACAGGCTCCAGAGCGACAGCGCCTCCATCAACTGCAAAATCAGCGTGGCACTGACCCCGGCTCCGGAACGGAACTTCGATGCAACGCGGGAGGGGGACACCGTGCAGGTGATGAAGCCCAGCTTCAGCCACGAGATCAGCACCGAAATCAAGGTCAAGGACAAAACGACCGGCAACCTCTCCGGCAACCGCAAGCTGGTGTGGGATGAGGAGCTGATGGAGTATGTGATGAAGGACATCGACGATGGGCAGACCTCGCTTTTCGACACGGCCCAGAGCCGCCAGAATGCTGCGCCCCCTGTGGAGCAGGAACCGCCCCAGCTCCCGGAAGGCATCGTGGATGTTGACTACACGGTCATCAGCGATGACAAGGGCTACATCCTGCGCAACCCCGATAAGTGCGGCATCAAGGACCAGTGGGGCATCCTCAAAGTCCTTGTGGGAGAGCGGATGACGGTGAGCCGGAGTGCAGGCCACTGCTATGCGGAGACCGCAGACGGCATCATCGCCCTCGGCTCTGCCTACCTCGCAGAAGACCCCCGCCATGTGGATGACAGTATTCTGGAGCCTCATCTGGCAGAGGAAATCGCCTGCAACGGCTTCGGCACGGTTCAGGTCGGCGACCATGAGGAGCCGGAAAAGATCGTGGTAGAGTGTCTGGAATGCGGCGGCATCCTGCTGGAGGTGGAGAACCCCAACGTCCGGAAGGGTGATGCCGAATGAGGTACGGAACCTGTTTTCTGTGCGGAAAGACCGGTTGGCTGGAGGAGCACCACGTCTACCCGGGGCCGTTTCGGGATAAGTCCGAAAAGTATGGCCTGAAGGTGGGCCTGTGCGGCGAGAGCTGCCATCGGAATGGCCGGTATGCGGCGCACCAGTGCAGGGAAACCTCCGATGCCCTGAAGCAGTTCTGGCAGATCAAGTACATGATGGCCCACAAAGCCAGCGTCGCAGACTTCCGGGCGGCATTCGGGAAGAACTATCTGGAACTCGACTACTACGATGATGAAAGGAGCTACCCTATGAACATTATTGCCATCAGCGGCCGCTTGACACGCGACCCCGAACTGCGCACCACTCCCAACGGAAAGCCCGTGGTGGAGTTCACGGTTGCGGTTGACCGGCCCGGCGTTAAGGACCAGACGGACTTTATCGACTGCGTGGCGTGGGAAAAGAAAGCTGAGTTTGTCGCCCGGTATTTCAAGCAGGGAAAGCGTATCGAGGCAAGCGGTGTCCTTACCACACGCACCTACGAGAAAAACGGGGTGAAGCGCAAGCGGACGGAGGTTCGCTGTGATCAGGTCTTCTTCGGCGAGTCCAAGAAAGATAGCAGCTCCACCCCGCAGGCAGCGCCGGAACCCACGAACGATGATTTCCGTCCGCTGCCCGATGATGATGACATCCCGTTCTGAGAAAGGAGAACACATGGAAGAAAATAAGAATCCCCTTATGGGCCACGTCGTAAAGGTCCCTGCACAGGTGTCCGGCATCCCTGACGGGGTGCAGATGACGGTGAACGCAGCCGTGACCACCTTTGCGGCGGTCGATGGCAAACCGGCTGGTATCGAAAGCATGGGTACGGCAGAATGCAATATGCTTGCCAGCTATACGCGGGGAACGGTCTCGTTCTCTGTCCACGGGGAAAAGCCCGTTATGGTGAGCGTCCGTCTGGATGAGTTGATGAGACTCTTGCAGGCGGCTGCTGCTGTATGTCACCACGAGCAGGAAGACAAGAAGAATGCTGAGGAGGAAAAGGTATGAGAAAGCTGTTTACGTCTGAGTCTGTGACCGAGGGCCATCCCGACAAGGTGTGCGACCGTATCTCTGATGCGGTGCTGGATGCAGTGCTGGCTGTTGACCCGAACGGCCGGGTGGCCTGTGAGACCTGCTGCACCACCGACACGGTGTTCATCGCAGGCGAGATCACGAGCAAGGTCGATGTGAATATTGTGGGCATTGCCCGGCGGGTCCTGCGCGACATCGGTTACACCGGCGGGGCATCTGGCTTTAATGCCAATACCTGCAAGATCGAAGTGGCAGTCCATAAGCAGTCCCCCGATATTGCGATGGGTACAGGTGACGATGTAGGAGGAGCAGGAGATCAGGGCATGATGTTCGGCTATGCGTGCAGTGAGACCGAACAGCTTATGCCGCTGCCCATCATGCTTGCGCACCAGATGGCCTACAGGCTCACCCAGAGGCGCAAAGACGGGACTATCCCCTTTATCCTCCCCGATGGCAAAACGCAGGTAACGGTGGAATATGGGGAGGATGGGATGCCCTCACGCATTGACACCATCGTCATTTCCACCCAGCACTACGAAAATGCAACAGAAGAACAGCTTCTGGAGTCTCTGACGGAGAACGTCATCACCCCGATCCTGAAGTATGCCAAGCACTTTGCCGGTGTCTATGGTGGTGACCTTGACATTGATACCTACAACCTGTACATCAATCCTACCGGGCGTTTTGTGCAGGGTGGCCCTGCGGCAGACACCGGCTTGACCGGGCGGAAGATCATCGTGGACACCTATGGCGGTTATGCTCCCCACGGCGGCGGGGCATTCTCTGGCAAAGACCCCACAAAGGTTGACCGCAGTGCAGCGTACATGGCCCGGTACATTGCCAAGAACATCGTGGATGCCGGAATCTGTAGCCGGTGTCAGGTACAGCTTGCCTATGCCATCGGTGTGGCCGAACCCGTGTCCGTCCGCATCGATACGTTTGGCGGAGCAGATGAGGAAAAGCTGGTCAAGGCCGTACGACAGTGCTTCGGTCTGACTCCCAACCAGATCATCGAGCATTTTGACCTGCGCCGTCCCATCTACGAGCAGACATCCGCCTACGGCCATTTCGGCTGTGTAACTGGAATCATTCCCCCGTGGGAGAAGACCGACATGGATGAGCAGCTGTGGAAAGCGTACTGTCGGGAATAAGCTCACAGGAATAGCAGAAGCGTAAGAGTAAGGGCAAGCCGTTTCTCCCCGGAGGGGGAGGGGCGGCATAGCCCGTTATGGGAGGTTTTGATATGGCACAGGAAGACATGAACGTCACCATTCCCCCGGAAATGATGCAAGAGATCGTACGGGTGGCATCGGAAACGGCCATTGAAAAGTTCCAGCACGAAGCGGAGCGGAACCGAAAGGCCGTCAAGGATAAGCGCCTGCATAACACCAAGCTGCTGCTTCAGAATTACCACTGCTTTGTAGAACATAGCAAGAGTGCCGTGTATGAAGCCAGCCAGCTCTCCGAGGATGATGACTTCGAGGAGCTGATGGAGGAGCTGATGAGTCAGAGCGACGGCAGGGTGAGGGTCCCGGTGGTGAGGAGCATTCAGGAGAGTGCTGCCCATACCCGCATCATCGTCCAGCACATTGACCGTATGCTGGAATGCTACAAGTTCATCTGCGAACACGCCAAGCGCTCGGAGGAAATGCGCCGGTATCGGACAATTTACAGCCTCTACATCGCAGACGAACCGAAGAATCAGCAGCAGATTGCTGATGAGGAACAGATTGACCTCTCGACGGTGTTCCGCGACCAGAAAGCAGGCATTTCCAAACTGAGCGCCCTGATTTTCGGGTGGCTCGAATGATTTTTTAGCAAAATTGCAAAAAAGTTGCCATTGACGTGCAATTACCGATATGGTAAGATACGAAGCGTGAACCGATGTGTCACTCCGGAAAAACCGTGAGCGGCATATCCCGCCTCGCATCAAGCTGTAAAGCCAAAATTTTCGCAACAGAAGCCAAACCGATTGACTCCGGTGGGTAAAGGGTTAGAATGAAGATAGGCCCAAAATCTTACCGAAAAGGTCAGGAGGTGCGACAGATGGAACGAAAATCCGATAAAGTTAGACGTCTGGTTGCAGACGGCGACTTCAAAGGGGCTTTGCGGATTGCAAAGGACTTCAGGCTCGGCATCACGAAGGAGCAGTCCTCCACGATGACAAGAGCGTATGAGTGCATGGTCCACGGAAGATTCTACAAGCAGCTCGGCTATGATCTCGATGAGAAGATAGCTGAGGGCGTGAAGATTCTGGTGGGCTTGTACGGAAGGAGCGAGGCACATGATTTACACCAGCCGGTACAGTAACCCGGAACTCAAGACCGGGAACTACACAGTCGTTGGGATAACACGGGGAGCGCCTAAGTTTCCCCTTCGGTATACGCTTGCAGGCAACATCATGGAGATCGCGCCGCCGGGTTATCTGTTCAACGAATACAACCGGGAGCGGTTCACGCCGCCCTACTTCCAGCACATGGACAGAGTAGGGACGGCGCGGATTGCTCAGATTCTCCAGCATTATGAGGACATGGGCAAGCCCGTGGTGCTTTGTTGCTACGAAGATGTCCGAAAGCCCGGAGAGTGGTGTCATAGACTGGTGTTCGCAGACTGGTGGCTCCAGAGAACAGGAGAAATGATCGAGGAGCTGCCTGACCCGTCACCAAACAAGTGGGCGAAACAGCCTGAACCGCTGAAAGCGGTTGAGCCTGATGTTGTCCAGATGAAAATGTGGTAATACCCGCTGGTAGCTCAAAAGGATTAGAGCATACGCCTCTGAGCGTAAGATTGGAGCGTTCGAGTCCTCCCCAGCGGTCTAACCATAGACTGGGAGCTGTGTCAGAAATGGCATGGCTCCCATTTTTTATGCCTACGAACAAGGGTTTTCCAGACGCTCACGTCTTTGGAAACAACCCACCCTCTGGAAAGCAACTGCTCCAGTCGAAACCAGTGGGGCAAATTTGAAAGAAAGGTCGGTGATATGAATTGACAAGAGATATGCTGAAGTCTATAATGAATTATTATCAGCGACGCGAAAAACGCCTGCAACTGCGCCTTGATTCAGAGGACAGCCCAGAGGGAGCATACCGTTATCGCCGTGCCATTCGTCGTAATCGAGCCAGTTTGAACTCGATAGAGGGCTTCTTCAGAACAGATGCTGGCGGCTCACAAGAAAACTGGGTCACCATCAACGGAACCCACGTCCTCATTGATGAGAACGGTGTCGCGCAAAGCGGCGGCAAACTCAAGGGAGCGAGCTTTAAGAACGCAAAGTCAACTCCGAGCAAGAAATCTTCTCAAAGCTCCGCAAGCGCAGAAAATACTCCGAAGGCTCCACAGCCTAAAGGAAACTATCATGTCCCGGTTTCAAAAGCTGACAGCAAGGCTTTGCAGAAATATGGTGTACGCAATGATAAGGAAACCACTATTATTGAGCAGACGCATACTGGGGGAGATCAAGAGGTAAAGCGCCTGTATGGCGAAGGACAAATGACCACCCTTGAATTTGCGCAAAAATCTAGGGAGGCTGTTGAATCATGGAGTGACGAAGACAAGCTATTGGATGCTGCATACACGGGTGCAGACAGAAAAATCTCGATGCATACCGACTACGAAGAACTGAACAGAAAGCTCCGTGAAGGAGAAAAACTTAGCGATGAGGAGCAGGCGGTAGTAGACCATTTC